TCCGTATGAAGACATCACTGCTGAGAAGTACAAGGAACTACTAGCGGCTATGCCTGTAGATATTGACTGGGAAGACCTGAAGTACTTTGAAGAAGAAGATAATACAACAGGTTCTCAAGAGTTAGCGTGTGTTGGTGGAGCTTGTGAGATAGTGTAGCTTATAATTAACATTGTACATTGTATGAAACAAAAGCCCTATAGAGTGTTCTATAGGGCTTTTTTGTTGCTTACATGTTGTATAAAGCGTTTGTAACCTGTCCAGCTTGAATACCAACAAGACCTGAGTTGGCTACAAACCGTTCAATTAAGCTTGGCGGTAGAGTTGTACCAGCTTTTAAACGAGCGTTGATTTCTTGTACAGTTTTAATGTTATCTTTTATTGCTTCTGCTGATAGGTTCTTTCTAACTACGTTACCAAGAGTAGCAAACACAGCCGTCTTAGCTATACTGAAGTCAGTTGCTGCGCCAATCTCACGCGATCTTATTGATAACGTAGCTGCTGACTCAGCGCCTCCTAGTCCTTTCTGAAGCAGCGTAACTTCTTTAGCCAAGTTATCTAGTTGTTTAGCCATTGCTGGTTCAACAATTGCGTTGAAAGTGTCTCTAAACGGCTTCTCTAGCATTTTCTTAGCAAACTGTTCTGACTCTCTTGCTGTTCTCTGAGAAAACAATGTGTTTAAATAAGTAGACTCCATGCTCTTGAGAATACCAGCACCTTGGTTCTTACTATCTAGTTGTTTTGCTTTTGCTATCAAAGCTCTGACAGAATCAACACCTACCTGCTCACCAGCTTTAACCAAGTCCTCTCCAATCTTAGCGGCGTTGTCTTTGTTTAAACTTTTAACAATCCAAGCACCGTTAATAACATCAACACCTTCTTTATACATTTTAGAAGTGTCTTTGTAGAGTTGCTTCAAAGATGGATCAAATTTGGAAGCTGTTTTCTGCATAGATTTTTCTAAACTTGTAACAGCATTGCTCATTAAACGCACTGCCTGAGAGTCTTTAGCGCCTAAGTCTGTATTCATGTCTCTAAGCAAGCTTTTTAAATTAGACAGTTCTTCGTGCGCTTCAGAAAAAGACATCTTATCTCGCATTTCTAAAATATCTTTAGCCTTCTGAGCGTACGTTCCTTTGATACCTGTCTGACCATACTTGTTTATCAAAGTGTTTAAAGCGTTTGTTGCGTCTTTTTTAGCGCCTGCTGTGCTAACAAACTGAGGGCCAGTTAATTTCTTTTCTAATCCTTTAATAGCCTGACTCAGCATTGCTACAGCATTACCAGCGCCTTCTACTCTGCGAAGAGACTCCATGTCTTTTTGTAATCTCGCTATCTGAACAGCCGCCTCTTTTGGTTTAGGAAACATAGGAAGTTTAGCAATTGACTGTTTAGCCTTTCGTACAGAAGCATCTGCTGCTCTTCCCAAGCCTTTAGAAAAATCATTAGCTTTCTGCATAACATCAATAGTGCTTACATAGATGTTGCCTCTCTTATCTATTTCCTTATACAAAGGAGCTACAGTTTCCTTTAAAGCTGTTTCTGTGTCCTTGGCTAACGCTTTTATAGCCTTACCTGTTTCTTCCCTAGTAAGCGTTGCTGTGCTATCTAAAATCTCATTAAAAGATTCTTGAATATATTTATTTTGAATGTCTAATGTTTGATCAATTTCTCTGCTTAAAACCAAAGACGCTTGTGCAACTTCTTGTGATAAGATTCCTTTTGTATTTGTTGGAATTTGAGTAGGAAGAAGCTGCCCTCCTCTCTGCATAAGCTTTTCATTCAAAGAAGCAGCTCTGAGGATTTCGTCTTCATTCTTTAAAAGTTCTTGTTCAAATTTAGACAAAGAGTCAGGAGGAAGGCCATATTTCGCAGCAGCCTCTTCTACAGTAGAAATACCATTTTTAACATCTAAAGCAGCTTTCTGAACAGCAGTTTCTATAAACGTAGGTGTTGGTGTTGTTCTAACCAAGTTATAAATAGGCTTGACAATCATTCCTAAACCTTTGCCTATAACCCCCAAACCAGCACTGAATACTAAATCAGTGCCAGCGGCTCCAAAGGCTTGTTCCCCTACTGCTTGGCCGTCTAATTTCCGTCCTTCAAGAGCTGCTTCAGTAACTTCACCAGCCACAGAACCTAGTAAAGTTCCTGTCGCACCTCCAATCAAACCGCCAATAGCTGTACCAACAACAGGCATGATAGCCGTACCAACAGCAGCGCCGTAGTAAGCGCCTGCCAAGCCTCCTCCCAGCTCTCCAACAGTGCTTAGATAGTCTGCTGCTGTTTTAGTGTCTCTAGCATATTCGTCAGAAGTAGCATAGCCTTTTTCAATAGCTATTCTTTTAAAGTCCTCGTCTGACATATCATCAGGTAACCCATAAACAACAGTGCCGTTCGGTAGTGTTTTGTCCATTATAGTTGTCCTCGCCCACGCGCAGTAAGTTGACTTGGCGGTGGTGGCGGCGTCTCTATGTTATTAGGATTGTCTAAAAAGTCATTAGCACTTATTCGTGGAGTCGGTTCAAATTTAAAATCATAAACAGACATGATATTTTGTTCAAAGCCTTCTTCTTTAATCATTTTCCTCCAGTGATCTAAGAAGCCAGCACTATCTCCTTTTTTGTCTCTTAAATACTTGGCTTTTTCATTTTCTTTTTCAGCAGCAATAGCAGCTAGTTTAGCCTGCCCTTTCAAGAAAGAAGCAATAGCCTCTGCGTCGTAATACTCGTCAGGCCAGCCCTTCAGGGCAAGCGCAACGTCTTTGTCAGAAGCAGCGCCGGGGGGTAGTTGGTTTAGTACAATAGAATTTTTTAAAGAATTAAACTCAGTTCTTAAAAGCTCAACATCTCCTTGGTTACCCATATAATTATTAAACGTATCAATAGCTTTTCCTACAAAACCGCTTGGAGGCTGATACTGCTCATATCGCTGCCCAATATTATACATCCGTGTAGCCATGCCAGCTTTATCTTCTGCTAAAGATGCAGCCTGTTCGATATATTTCTTATCTTGGTTGGTCAAATTATCCTTATCAGCTGCTAGCTGCGCCCTTTCGTTGATAATCCTTTCTTTTTGTAATTCAATTTTCTGTTGTTCTTGATCTCGCATCAGTCTTGTGTCTTCAGCAGCGGCCTTTCGTCGTTGAAATTCATCAGATAAAGCTAACGCACCTACGGGATTAACTTTAGACAATATTGAAATAGCTGTTTGCTGGTCAGCTTCTTTTGAAAGGTCTAAAGATTTTAAAGCTTCTTGTGCTTTCTCTGCATCTGTTCTAGTGTCAACACCAAACATACCGCCAGTAGACTTTCTAAAGTCAGCAGCTCTCTGCGGTGCGCTTACGTCTGCTAAACGCCCAGCAGGTAGTTGTGCTTGCTGAATACCCTGCGCTCGCAAAAGGTCTTCTTGACTAACACCTAAATTACCAAACATTCCAGTTATATCTGTAGCCATTAGATTCCACCCCCGTAAGCTGGTGTTAAATATTTAGAAATATCAATTGCGTCTGCTGTTGTTGCTGGTTCTGGTTGTGCGTTATATGAATCAGCATCAGTAAACAAACTGCTTAAAAAGCCTGAACCACCCAACCAGTTATCTGAAGCATAAGTTGGAGTGAAGCCTTGCTCTGGAGTTCCAAAAACATTTCCTATTTGACTAAGAAGATTACCATAATCGGGTTGTTTAGAACTACCTCCTAACACGTTTCCTAGGATATTTTGAATTAAACCAGTACTGCCTCCAGTTCCTACAGCAGCTTGAGAAAGCATTTGCTTTTGTGCAAAGTCTCGATCACTTGCTATTTTAGCTGCTTGTAAATAAGCCTCTAAGCCAGACTGACCGAGTTGTGCTTGTAATGAAGCACCTGTACGAGCGCTTGTACCTGCCAAGTTAGCAATGTCAGTGCCGTAGCCAAGAGCCTGTAGAGCTTGTTGCTGTGGTGAGTAACCAGCGCTTAATAAGCCTGTAGCGCCTTGTAGAGCCTGCTGTTGTTCCGCCATAGCCTGCTGACGAGCCGCCAGAGACGCACCCGCCATAGCCTCTTGCCGTGCCTTCTCATACGCAAACTGCTCTGGTGAGCCACCGTACTGAGCAGTCTGTAGGCCACCACGACCACTAGCAAACAAGTTCTCCTGCATTGCCAAACGCTGACGTTCTTCCTCTGGCATCTGCGTAGCTCTGATCTGCTCGTACAAGGCTGCTTGTTGTGCAGCAGGGTCTTGACCAACTTGACCAAACAAGTTCTGAGCCTGTCCCATCAACTGCGCTTGTAGTGCTTGCTGTTGTGGGCTAAGTTCTAATGTATAACCACCTTCAGGAGTTGTAGCAGCTCTGCCTAGACCTGTTGTGACAGTATAGGGCTTGAACTGACTTGCCTGCATTGCTTGCTGACCAAGAGCGCCTGCTGTTGTTAAAGCAGCTTGTCCCAGTTGTTGAGCGCCTTCCAAGCCTTGCTGACCTACATAATAATTACCTAATGAAGAAGCAAAATCTCCAAGATTAAAATTATTGCTTAATAAACCACCTAGGGCTAAGCCACCTGCAACAGTTCCTAAAGAAGGTGAACTGCCTATCTGCGCTCCTGTCACTGGCCCAGTTTGAGTAGCAGGCATAGCACCTGTAGGCTGTTGTGGCAACTGCGTGTTGAAGAAACCACCTTGATTGGTTAGCTGTCCTTGCGGCCCTGCCATTCCCACTTGATCAGGAATATAATTACCCATTGCATCATACGGCATTAGAATGTACCTCCATTGATAGTACCAGCGGTGAGAGTTCCTGAAACATTAACTGTGGTTGCTGAAACAGTCCCTGTGAATGTTGGACTAGCAATGTTAGCTTTTAACGCCACAGTAGTGTTAGTCGCTGTTAAACTAGATTGATCTGCTTTAGTAGCAATGGCAACAGCAATAGCAGAATATTCTGTATCATGCTCTGATCCTCTGACAATCTTATTAGCATCGCCAGAAGGAAGCGTGTCCTTAGTTGTGAAGTTAGTTGTTTTAGTGTAATTAGCCATTAAATAATCCGTCCTATTAAAGCAAGTATGTCAATTTTTTGAATAGAAAAAGAAGAGTTGTTTATTTGAGCTTCAATACCAATAGTAACAACAGAGCCGTTACCGCTAGTGTTTACTTTTGGAGTGTTAATTGTGATGCCTGCGTTGTATTCAGCAATGTTATATTCAGCAACTCCGTATTCGTCAAAGGAAGACTGTGCAAAACTAACAAGCTGTTTAGAAAAAGCATCTGTATAATCATAACCCCAGTTTAGCGTTGTTTGTGTGGATTGACCGCCAATGATAGTTAAGTTAAACTTCTTCAAAAACTTCAAATTAGTGGGGCTTTGGAAGTCCATAGGATTACTAAAGTAGCGCATTTGATACTGTGTCTCGTTGTCGAGATAACCATCATATTTAACTATACCTTCAGCGCGTCCCATGTACAGCTGATCGTCAGCAAACATAGAAAATCCTAGTGGGTTGATTGACGACCAAGTAGTTACCCGAAATGAACCATTCTCCAGAGGCGCTCTAACATCAAAACAATACACTACTTGACTCGCAGGCAGTGTCAATAAATAGAAAGCGTCTATGGGGCTATAAATAGATTTAACAGCTTCTCTGTGTCCGTTCTGCTGCTCTTCAATGGCTATGTAGTTTAACAGGTCAGTTCTAATGTTTTTACTAACGTCATTAAGTGGTAGTGATTTCTCTTGTATAATTCTCTGTAATGACATTATACCACGAGTAGAAAGAAAAATCAAGTCTGACCCTGTAGATTGTATAGAATCTCTTGCAATACAGCCTGTGCCTTCAATAGCATCTGTTAAAGCCAACTGTGACGATGGGCTGCTTGCGCCATTAAACACAAGTACATTCTTTTTACCAAAGACTAACAAGAAGTTGTTGTGTTCTTTCAAAGCAACTACTTCGTCATAGCCGTTAGGCCATACAGTTGTTAAGTCTATAGAGCCAGAAGAGCCACCATGCCATTCGTCACCAGCCAGCAGAGAACTCCAGTAAACAGTGTGTTTATCGTTAGCAAGGTCACAAGTCCAAAGACGACCAAAAGCAGCCAATACTTCGTTACCCTCTGGTGGCATGTTTGTGCCTGAAGAAGTCAATAACGAAAGCGTTGTAGAACCAGCAACACTGATCAACGGAGCGTGATCTACTTGGAAAAAGTAAACATCATTATTAAATGAAACAATGCTCCAGTTGTCTTCAGTAATTGTGTAGCCTGCTGGTAGCGTTACTTCGACTAGAGTAGTTGTACCTGTAAATATTTTATGATTACCAGCAGAGAATATAGTTGTTACATTGGCTCTACTAATAAACTCTAAGATACAACAGATTCCTCTACTGCCTCCAAGTACAGCAGGGCCATTAGTTGTTACTAACGTATAGCCCTTACGCGCTCCTACACGACCTAATTGGTCAATAACACAGTTGTCAGCTACAGAGGCATACGAAGGGTTTAAGCCAATAGGAGAGTCTTGTGTGTTTAAACCAAAAAATCCTGGGGCTGAGATTGTAATGTTCTGTAATTGTTGAGTCATTACACCACCGTCCAAACAGTCTCTTCAGGGTGTCGAGCAGCGTCTAAAGCTATAGCGTCTGATAGAGCACGATCAGCTAAACCAAATAGCTCTGCTGCGCTCGTTCCACCAGTCTCGCCTCGTTCTCTAGCGCCTAGTGCTGCTGCTAGTTGAATTACAGGAGAAGATGGAACATTTAAAACTTGACTGTCTTCTGTAAATGCTGCTGTTCTGTTTACAACATTAAAACGAATGTTATAGGCAGTGTCTGGGAT